GAAGAACTTGGACCGGATGAATTTGAGGCCGCGCTGATGAAGTTTGCCGAACTTGTCCGCGCTGACGAGCGTGAGGCGTGTGCGAAGGTGTTGGATGAAATGGCAGAAGATATGGAGCGAGAGATGGAGCCGAGCACCGCAATCGCATATGTTCGTAGTAAAGCCGCAACTATCCGAGCAAGAGGAGAAACTAAATGAGCAAACTGAAATCACTGACATTTGATGAGTACAAAGTAGCGGCCAAGGCCACACTGAACGAGGCCGCTGACGAGGAGCCTGATGCTGTCATTGTGCTGATGTTCCACCGGGGGACGGGGCAATTCAAAATCAAATGCTCCAAGGTCGAGAACCGACTTGAGTTGGTCGGCGCTTTGGAAGAGGCAAAGAACCATGTATTGGTAACGGGGTACGCATCATGACAACACAAGACTGGCACGACATGAATAAATTCTTGATGGACCTTCACTTCATCCAAGCAAACGCAATCGTTGGGGCAGAGTTGCAGGGCAACAAGCAAGCCATCAAATACATGAAACGAATTGCAGAGCTGCGTGAGCTAGTCAAGCTGGAAGCTGGAACCAAGGAGAACACATGACTGAATGCAAACACCGCTGGGAGCCCAGCAACTTCGGTATCAAGTACCGCACACCTAACCACTACATGTACCAGTGCCAGCGGTGCTGGAAAACGATCAGCGCAATCAATTTTGAAGGAGAAAAAGGAATGAGCAGATCAGTTTGTGGAATCTGTATGTGTCCTTACGGCGATGCCGGGGACTGTGCCTGTAAACCTGAAGGAGAAAACCCAATGACCAAAGAAGAAGCCCTGAAGCTAATCAAGCTGCTGTCCGCGATGGAGTCATGGGCGTTCAGCACCAAGACCGCGCTGCCAGACTACCTGCATGAAGACCTGTGCCTTGCCGTGGAGCGGTTGGAGAAAATTGTATTGGAGAAGAAATGACCCCAGTACGACAGAAAAAAATACGCACCGTACTGCGTGCGCATCCAAGTGGCATGACACCCAACGAGATCGCGCAGGCCACGGGCATTCACGTTGCCAACATTAGGGCGTCACTGCGCGTCATGCCTGACACCTATGTTGATCGCTGGCGCATGGGCAAGCGTGGGCAGTATGAGAAGGTGTGGGTTGCTGTGCCTGTACCCGATGACTGCCCTCACCCCAAAGACCGCTTGAAGTGGGGCGTGAACTACAAGAAACCAAAGACCCAGTGGGTCATCACAGAAGGAGCAACAGCATGACTGAAGAAGAGCTGAAGGCCAAGATGCTGGCGTTCATTGAAACGCAAGACGGCGACTACGACGACGAGTGGTATGCATCACCCAGAGATTTTGCCGCAACCATATTGAGCGACTTCTCTGAGTACCTTGGGCTTGAGTTGGTTGTGCCAGAGCATGTGCCGCAGTTAAAGAAACCTGAGATTGACCGCAACGAGATGTTTAAAGCACTGTTGCCAGAGATTTCCAAACTGTTTGACATTGAGTATAAAAAACGCATGGAGCAACAACATGACTGAAGAAGACGAAGAGTTCAACCGCATCGAGCGTGAAGCCAAGCAGCGCACAGAGTACGAGCAGGTCACGTACAAGACCGGCGGCGTCATGCTGGATGGTGGCTTCTACACTGTTGCTGATCTGCAGCAAATACTCAAGGCGATCGACTACACGGACACCAAACTGAAAGAGAAAAATGAAATGTAAATGCCATCCCGACTCGCCGTTCCACTGGGCGCACAACAAGCGCCCCAGTATCTTTGTGCAAGACATTGCGTTCCGTGCCAAGGGAGTGGTAGTGAGCACTGACTACAAACTGTTCGGCATCTTCAGCCGAGCACATCCGCACATCAAACCGCAACTCAACAAGCACGAACTTTCATGAGAACTTTTGCAACGCAGTCAATACGTCAACTGCTCAGAGCCAACCCAGACGGCATGGATGTGGGCACAATAGCCAACGCTGTGAACCGGGAACCAGAGAACGTGCGCTGGGTTCTTAACAGAATGCCGGACGCATACATCGACAGATGGACCCGCTTCGGCGGTGCCGGTAGACCCAGCGCCATCTGGTGCGTGGTTGTGCCCCCAGAAAATTGTCCCCCACCTGAAACCAAACGAAGGAGAAAAGCATGAGCATCAAAGAAGGAATCAACGGCACCACAGCAGACGACCTGCAAGTTGGTGGCCACCACTACAAAGACATGGGCATCCAGCCGTGGGCTGTGATGGAGGCCGTGCTCACACGCGAAGAGTTCGCTGGCTTCCTCAAGGGCAACGTCATCAAGTACGCCATGCGCCAAGGCAAGAAGGACAGCGACGACGCCAACAAGGCGCGTCACTACGCACTCAAACTTGCGGAGGTGCAACGTGGCAACAACACCTGAAGGCAAGGTCAAAGCTGCGGTGCGCAAGATGCTGGCCAAGCACGGCATCTATTACTTCATGCCTCCGGGCATGGGGCTTGGGCGCTCGGGTATCCCCGACATCATCGGCTGCAAGAACGGCAAGTTCATTGCCATCGAGTGCAAGGCCGGTAAAGGCAAGACGACTGCGCTGCAAGAGCGTGAGTTGCTTGCGATCTGTAACGCTGGCGGGTTCACGTTCGTGGTGAACGAGACCTGCCTTGATGAACTGGAAGAAAGGTTGCTGACATGGATAAGTTGACACAAGAGACATGGGACGCCACGATCGACAATCTGGGCAAACAAGAAGAGGGGCTGCGCACACACTTCGCAAAGCTCATCATGATGTTGGCCAAGTGCTACGACGACACATTACCCTGCAAAGCCGTTGTGCTGGTCGATACTGGGGAGTCAATGATGACATTCTCCGTTGGCGCTGACGAGCTGGAGATGGCCGACATGGTCAGCCACGCATACGATATGACGCAGGCGCTGACCATGCGCGATGCACCACCCAAGGAGATGTTCAATTGAGCGCACCGTGGTACACTGTGATTTTCCAACATACTAGGAAATCATATGCCACAACCACTTGGCGAAGTCCGTTTGATTAACGGCAAGCGAACAGCAACACCGGAGTACCGCTCTTGGCAGATGATGAAAAATCGCTGCCATAACCCTAAAGCACGGGACTATGCCTACTACGGCGGGCGCGGTATTTCGGTGTGCAAGCGCTGGCGCGAATCGTTTGTCAATTTCTTAGCCGACATGGGCAGAAAGCCTACGCCCGAGCACACACTTGACCGTAAGAGAACTGCCGGAAACTACACACCCGGCAACTGCCGCTGGGCAACACGCGAAGAGCAATCACGTAACCGTCCCTACGCTTCGACAAAGACATGGCTCTTAGCAGAGCAGTTGGGCGTTAAGCGCAGCACCGCAGCGCACATGATTAACCAAGTGTACGCAAAAGATAGAGGCAACCTAAAGTGGTTTGAGTTGTCCGAAGAACGTGAAGCTGTTGTTCGTAAATTTTTAAGGAAAGTAAATGCCAAAACCGTTTGACCAGACTATTGTTTTAGATGCAGAAACAGCGTGGGGCCGAGCACAGCACATCAAGCTGGGCTTCACACACCAGACCAACGAGGAGTACGTGCGTGACCCACGCTTCAAAGCATGGGGCCTGTCATGGAAGTATCTGGGCAGCGATGACAGCCCAGTATGGGTGACACGCAAGGACTTGCCTGAGTTCTTTGCCAGCATCGACTGGAGCCGCACTGCTGTGGTTGCACAGAACGCGCTGTTCGATGTGTCTGTCATGTGCTGGCGCTACAACGCTAAGCCTGCGTTCATCTTCGACACGCTGTCCATGGGCCGTGCGCTGCACGGTGTGGAGGTGGGCAACAGTTTGAAGAAGCTCGCTGAGCGCTTCGGTCTGCCGCCCAAGGGCGATGGCCTGTCTCCGTCAGAGAACATTCTGGACGAGCTGCCTGCTGATGTGGAGGCGATACTTGCCGACTACTGCTGTCACGACACATGGTTGTGTGAGCAAATTTTCCTGCGCATGATCGCGGGGTATCCAGCCAAGGAGCTGCGCCTCATTGACATGACGCTGCGCATGTACACAAACGCTTGCCTTGAGCTTGACCGGGAGATGCTCATCAAGGCGCTATCAGAAGAAGGAGAAAAGCGTGAAGGCCTACTCAAGAAACTCGGCATCGAAGAAGCTGCACTTGCGTCGAACCCAAAGTTTGCGGAGGTACTTACTCTCATGGGCGTCACTCCCCCTACAAAAGTCAGCAAGACCACTGGGAAGGAGGCCTTTGCTTTTGCAAAGAATGACGCGCTTTTTCAAGCGCTGCTTAACGGTGAACGTGAAGACGTTGCCCTTCTTTGTGAAGCGCGTCTTCGGGTTAAGTCTACAACCGAGAGA